ACTTTGAACGAAACATGGGATTTTCGTTTGAACGGAATTGTGCCATCGCCCCCTCCTTAGTTATAATAAAATTTCAAAATCATTTCTGCATAGTGTATGGCTTTCTCTATATCTTTCTTACCTTCTCCTTTCGTTCTGTGTCTGGTAATATATTTAATAACATTACCTTCAAAATAGTTTAGGTCATTCGCATGTATGTACTCAACAGGTTGTATACCACAGTCTTTGTAATGATTACCACCTACCTGCCTCTCCATAGTATCACAGGAAGGAGTGAAGTTTTTGTCTGATGTCATCTACGTTCTCCGACAAGGTTACTTTTAAAGCAAAGGTTCTAACTGTATCTGGCTCTACGCCAGCAAGCTCACATGTTATATGAAAGTTTTCACATGTTGTACCTACAGACGCAAAGACCCATGCCATCGCCTGATCTCTGTACAGGGATGTTTCATGCGGCTCATTATACTTCTCTGGTTTGGATAAGTCAAGCAGTGCTTGCAAAATAATTGCGAGATTGAGTGACCTATCAGGATTCTTATTGGTTAGGTCATATAAAGATTCAGCTTGTAATATATCATTAATCATCTGGTGGCTCTTGGACGGGCCTGTAGAACTTACCACCTACATAGTTGTTGTAGTATGCTTGCTCATCAGTGCCTTCTAGTTTCTTTGTTAGTACATGATTAATCATTTGATAATAACACTCATAATATTTTAAGCTACGTTTGTTTTTATATTCACCTATAATCTCAAACTTAAAGTTTCTTTTGCCATGTTTCTTTATGTCTTCATTTAGGTGTTTGCTAGAACCAGTATATACTTTCCAGTTTGATTCTACTTTTTTCTTTTTTCTTGTATAGAAATATTGTTTACATCCTATATAACATTTAGATGTTTTCTTATTGGTAATAATATAGACAAAGCCAAAGTGTGAGGTGGGGTCTGGCTTTGTTTTGTACTTCCAGTGCATTACCAGTCAATCACTTCAGGGACATCAGGTTCTTTGCCAATCTGAACCAAGTATCTCTTACCTTGTGCATATTTAAAGACACGTATCCCTCTTCCTGCGTTAGCGTCTGCCCAACATTCTCTTTTATGAGAACAAAAAACACAACCAACGGGTAACTTAAAATTACCAGACTTGCCATCAGGAATAGGATCGTAGCAGCGATTAGGGATAGCATTGCTACTAACCAATCCTTTAAGATGTTTAACCCTTGCTTCAGCATTTATAAACTCCATTGAATGAACTGGGGTTAGTACAATCTCTCCAGTTGATTTATCTATGGCTAAGAACGCTGCATCTTTTAATCCATTTGCTTGTGCGTATGCAGATATCTGTGCGATATATCCAAAGGGATCATCTTCTAATAAATTATTATTCTTAAACTTTTTAAATGAACTGGTTGATGCACTCTTAACGTCAACAAGAACACCATCTATGATGCAATCTTGATGTCCTACTACACCACCAACGCTGACTTCTTTCTGTTGATCTTTATCATCATGACCAGCGATTGATGCACACATAAGAAGAAACTCTTCAAGAATATAACCATATAAAAATTTAATACGTGTGTTAGGTGCAAGGTTTGCACGTTCTTTATTTGAATTAATATCATACCATAGTTGTCTATCTGGTTTACCTATCTGTGATAGTCTTAGATTTTTATCTACAGATTCTTCTGCATATAAAAACTTTTTAGTATGCAGTTTAACCATCTCACCAAACTCTTCTACATATTTATCAACGTCTTCTTCAGACATATCAATAGCGGAGAGATCAAATAAACTGTAGATATCTTCAACCAGTGTGTTAATTTTTTTCATGTAATAAAAAAGAGGGGAGCAGAATACGGAAACTACTCCCCTCTCTATCTCCTACGTTATATTAAAACGGAACTGCTTCAGCCTCTTGGACGTATCCACCATCTACGGGGGCGAAGTCCTGCTGATTTCCAGAGTACTCAATGAAATCTACGATCTGTACAGCAGCAAGGTCAGCGGATATTCCTGACTTTCCAGCGTAGTCCCATTCGTAGGGGATTGCCTTTACATTAACGGTACTACCATTAGCAATCTTCTTATCGTTATTCCAACGATTATTCTGTGAGTCCATCACAAGCGGTGCATTGCGTTGCGAACCATCTTTGCGGTGAACTTTACGTTTGATAGTTACAAAGTCTCCTCTTTCATCTCCTTTGTTAGCTACTTTTAAACCAGACTTTTCAACAACCTCACGGTTGTCATCATTAACCTCTACTTGAATTGACCACACTGGATCAAACTTAGTGTTTGGTTCAGTAATGGAAGCATAGTGGCACTTACCAGTAATGTAAACGGGATCATTCATATTCTATTTCTCCTTTTAAAATCCGCACCATTGCGGCACTGTGTGGGATCATTCCCAAGTTTTCGTTGTCTACTACCAACAACAAAACCAATTATAGCACAGGTGGTGTGCTAGTGTCAACATCTTTTTTCGTGTTCATGTAAATAATTTAATGCTCTTTCTAAATTACCTACATCGTCATCTAACCAACCTAAACTAGAGTTACAAGTGTTACATAACCAACCTCTAAATGTATCTGTTTTATGATCATGGTCTAAACACCATGAAGTTCTATTATGTTTTTTAGTCTCGTCAACTGTTAAAAATAATTCTTCTTTATTTTTCAAACATATAGGACAACGGTAGTTTTCATCTGGTGGTGGGACAGTTTCTTTAAGTTTTTTTGCAATCTTAATGCCGTTGTTATAACACTTTCTACATTTATTTCTTAGTCTTGGTGTACCGTCTCTTCTAAAGCTTGAAACATTTACAAAACAATTTAAAGGTAAATATGTATCACAACGGGAACAGTGTTTCAATTCTTGATCTGTATTAAAAAAGTTTTCTAATCCAAACATTTCAAGTTGTTCTGTCATTAGTGTGTCTCCGACCAGTTAGACCCTACTTTGTAATCAGAGTCAAGCTCACACCTAAAGTTAAATGCTTTCTGTGTGTGATGCATAGCATCTTTAGTAATCTGTGTGAAGCGTTTAACATCAGCCTTGGCTACCTCAAACTGATACTCATCGTGTACTGAGGCTACAAGTCTAGCATCAAGACCAGTCTTACGTATCCTGTTATCCATCTCTACAAGCCACTGCTTACATACAATAGCACCAGCACCTTGTAGCAGTGTGTTCAGTGCAGCATGGTCTGATCTAATATGCAGTCTCCTACCATCAAGACCTGGAATACTACCAGACTTTGCAGCTTCTTGTACATTAGCACGTAGCTTCTTGAGGGCTGGCATGTTACGTAAGAACTTTTGTATTAGTTTCTGTCCTTCAGCAACAGATCCACCCACTACCTTACCAATCTTGGCTGGACCTGCACCATAGAGAAAGGCATAGATAAAAGTCTTTGCTTGATCTCTGGTCTTTAGTCCTGCTGCTTGTTGGTTAGCTGTATGTACGTCACCAGTAAGAACCTCTTGTGTAAAGGCAGCGTCATTCATGTAATGTGCAAGACATCTAAGTTCAAGACCAGATGCATCAGTGCCTACAAGCCTGTGGGTTTCTGGATTAGATACTGTCCATAGGCTACGGCACTCTTTACCGTAGGGGCTATAGACTGCTGGTACTTGTGCCATGTTAGGTTTGTTGTGTGCCATGCGGCCAGTGATTGTACGTAGAGTAAGAACCCTGCCACGTACACGTAGGTCTTCATCGCACTCCTGTATCCATGACTTGAGAAGACCAGTTCTTTTTTGAAGAAGAAAGTAGCGGTTGAACATCTCAGCTTCTGGCATATTGATTTTGGATAGAACCTCTTCATTAACAATAACATTACCTTTATCTGTTAGTTTGTCTGGCTTCCATCCACGATCCATCAGACGTTCAGCTATCTGCTTACGACTTGCTATGTTAAATGGTATTTCTTTTGTTTTAGTCTTGAGTTCTATGATTGTAGGTTCAAACTCTTTTTCAGCATAACTCTCCAACTGATGTTGCTCATCTTCAAGCTGTGCTAGAAGTAGCTGTGCTTGTTTAAGATCAAAGGCAAAACCATTACGTTGTTGTTTGTCTAAGATAATTCTTATGTTACGTTCAAGATTATAACAGGCATCAGAGAAACCTTTACTTTCTTCTTCTAGCTTCTGTGCTACCTTGTGGGTGAGATCAACGTCTCGTTTACAGTACTCTAGCATCTCAGGTGTGTAGTACTCAAAGTCATGGTAGTCTATCTTTGGAAATCCAAAGCGTTCACCCCATGATTGTAGTGAGTGACCACCATCACGTACAGGATTAAATAGCTGTGACTCAATAAGAGTATCACGTATCTGTGCAGGTGCAATAGCAGAACCTGTTAGCTTGTTAAGAATGGGAGCGTCAAAGCTAATACCATTGTGCATAATAAACTTTGATATACGCTTTGACCACTCACCAAACTCTTGACATTGATCACCAATCCATTGACGCATCTCTCCTGTTTGATAGTGTTTAGCTACGATGCAGTGTATTGTGCTTGCATCTAAAGCATCAGTCTCAATGTCTACGATTGCTTCCATTAATCTATGTCCACTATATATCCATCTTTGGTTTGAAGGTGAAAGAACATCTCACCCTTACGGATGTTACGATTAGAAACTTCTTTAACTTCTGAATCAAGAACGGTGTCACCATCAAAGAACCATGCTTGCTGGCAATCTTCTCTGAAGACAACGAATGTTAGTAGATCATTATAGTGATCTTTCTTCCATTTGTCAAGAAGTCTTTTCTTTCTGTAAGGTATGCGTATATCTTTCCATGAGCTAGGCCAAGCACCTTTCCAAGAATACTTTATCTCTACCTCATAGAAGTGGCGAGGTAGATCAGGTGATATGCTACATGTAATATCAAAGTACGTATTCTCTTTCATTGTAATGTCTGTTGAGTTTGTATTCTTTTCTAGCCAGTTAAGCATAACTTCTTTGGCTTTCTTATCAGCAACATCATAGAGAGCCTTGTCAAATTTCTTCTTAACTGTCATT